TCTTTGTTCGTAACCCTAATGGGCTACTTATGAGTGGCAAGCGTTATGCTAAAGGTGATCTCGTTCCTTGGAAGGAGCGGGGTCTACCTCTCAAGAATATTGAGCGTATGTACAACGAACACCACTTACACCACAACGAAGCTCTGGAAGAGTCAGTCAAGCCTCCTGTCGGAGATGGTCTAGACGAGATGACTTTAGAACAGCTAAACATCCTTGTTAAGACTATCAATTCTAAAGTTAAGGCGAAGACTGCCAACACTGTAGAGTATGACAAGAAGAAATGTCGTCTCTCTAAAGTAAAAGATAAGCAAGCTGGTTTGATACGCTCATGGCGTAGAAACTATGGACACTTAGAGGTAGAGTAATGGCTTGGACATACGACGAAAGTAATCTTGATACTACAACGGCTGCTGGTCGTCTTAATGTAGTACGACTTCTTATTGGAGACACTGACACTAACGATCAGTTGATACAAAACGAAGAGATAACCTTCGCCTTAGCCCAAGCTAATAATAACGTCTACTTCGCTGGTTCATGGTCAGCTAGAACAATATCTGCACAGTTTGCTCGCAGAGTTACAACAAAATTAGATGGGGCCTTGTCAGCTAATTACAGCGACTTGGCTAAGCAATATAAGGCCCTATCTGACGACCTTCGTGAGCAAGGTCAGAAATACTCAATGACATCTGCTAGCCTACGTGCTGGTGGCATCTCTAACACTGCTATTGATGCAGCTCAAGCTCTTACAGATAGGCCATCTGCGTCATTCTCTAAGGGTCAATTTGATAACCCGCCTAATGACACACAGTACATTCGGGATTATGACTAATGGCCTTCAGAGCATACGACCTCTTAAAACTCGTCGAAGAGCATGGAGAGACGCTTACGCTTCGTAAGAAGACTCATGGCGCTTATAATCCCTCCACAAGTATGATTAGTAGTACGTCTACAGACGATTACTCACTCACTGCTTACTTTTATAATTATCAGTTGGGAGTAAACGACTTGGAGAACATTGAGAAGGGGATGCGTAAGTGCCTTATCTCTGCCCTAAGTTTAAATGTAGTTCCAGACACTGAGGATGAGATAATCGGTAACGGTAACACAGTGCATATCACTAACGTACTTAGTATGTACTCTGGTGGTCAAGCTATCTGTTACATTTGTGATGTGAGGGAATAATGCAGATCACTGTTCGTAAGGCGCAACTTAAGGCTAAGACTGAAAAGTCTAAAGAAAAAGCTAGAGCACAAGTTTACAACATGCTCAGTGATATGATTGACTACATGAGCTACGAGAACCCTCTCCCAGTGGACACTGGTGCTTATGTAGGGTCTATGAGCCTTAACCCCCGAGGAAATCGTAGTGGTCCTGCCAAAGGCAAGAGAGGTCGTCGTAAGGCAGACCCTAATATGGCTTTGAATGATATGGAGGCTCGACTAACTGCTGGTTTAGATAGTATAGAAGACCCTTTAGACGGTGCTACGATAATCAATAAGGCTCCTCATGCAAAAGAAGTACACCTGTATGTAAGAGATGTCTTCGCTGAACTAAGAGACATGTACGGACTATGAGTAGTATCTATCATCACATAAGACGCGCCTTAGAGACTGAACTAGATGATGCAAGTATCGCTCCAGTGGCCTACGAAAACGTAGCGTACTCTCCTACAACTGGCACAAGCTTCTTACAACCAGTATTTACCCCGACAACCAGAAGACCTGCTGTTATGGGAGTCTCTCCTCAACAGCTATACACTGGTCTCTTTCGAGTTCTCTGTAATGCTGCTGAAGGGAATGGTCCCAATGCTGCTGACAGCCTGGCTAACAGTGTGATCGACACATTTGAAGCTACAACAGACATTGATTATAACACAGGCTCAGAGACAATAAAGGTATCTATACGCTATGCTGAAAAGTTTGCTGGTACATTAGATGCTCCTTGGTACATCGTCCCAGTTAACATCGGCTGGTACATCTATAAATAAAGGAAAATAACATGGCTTTCGCACAAGGCTCTCGTTCCAGCTTGTCGTTTATCGTAGAATCAACTTTCGGTACGACCCCTGCTGGTAACTTCACAAACCTACCATTCACAACACACTCTTTAAACCTAACTAAAGATCGTGTTGCAGGTAACGACATTCAATCAGACCGTATGCCACGAGTTGACCGTCACGGCAACCGTCAAGTATCTGGTGACATTGTAGTTGACCTACGTGATGCAGACTACGATGCTTTCTTAGAAGCAGCAATGCTTAACTCATTTTCTACAGACGTACTTAAAGTGGGTACAACACCTAAGTACTTCTCTATCGAAGACTACGCAGCAGACATCGACCAAGCTCGTTTGTTTACAGGTATGACAGTAAACTCTTTGGCAGTCTCACTAGCACCTAACCAAATGGTCACAGGTACTTTTGGTATGGTCGGCAAAGACATGACTATTAGTGCTACAGAGAAAACACAAGATGCAGCATCAGGTGCAGCACCGTTTGACGCTTACTCAGGTGACGTTTCTATTGGTAATGTTGGTGCAGGTTCAGCTTCTGCTATCGTTACTGGGCTAGACTTCACACTGACAAACAGCTTTGCACCTACATTCGTTATTGGTGATGATGCAGCACCTTCATTAGAGGTTGGTCGCGCAGAAGTCGAAGGTACACTGACAGCATACTTTGAAGATGCAGCTTTGATTAACCGCTTCTTGAACGAGACAGAGACAGAACTAGAGGTTTCTGCAGGTGACGGAACTAACGACCTTACATTCTTATTCCCACGTATCAAAGTGAATAGTGCTGATGTAGGTGTCGATGGCCCAACATCACGTATCGTCAATATCTCGTTCATCGCTCTACGTGACACTACGGAAGAGACAAACCTAAAGATCACACGATCTTCGTAATCCCTAGCTAGGGCGAGGGGAGTGGTTGTCGGGTGCTGCTCCCCTCATTAAATAACCCGACGAACCCCGAAGGAGACCCGATATGGACTTAATGGATTTAACCCCGAGTAGTGATACAGTGGAAGTTACCCTGTTTCACCCTAACACACTTGAAACCTTGGCCAACGATGATGGTAGCGATATGACTGTCACCATGTATGCCCCTCACTCCAAAGAGTACAAGGAGGTTATGCATGAGCAGACTAACCGTAGGCTAAAGGCTACTCAAGCTAAGAAGAAAATAGAGTTTACATCTCAAGATTTAGAGCAGTCTACACTAGACCTTTTGGTCAAGACCACAAAAGACTGGAACATTACGTTCTCTGGGGAACAGCCTAAGTTTACCCAAGCTGCTGCTAAAGAGATTTACACAAAGGTGTTCTGGCTACGAGAACAACTTGAGGAGGCAGTTAATAACTCCTTGGATTTTACGAAGGGTTAATACTGGACTTGTGTGAGTGGGCAGAGAGGGAGTTTGAACTCGGTAAGCCTGACAAAGACGGTATAGCCCTACGAGAACATTTAGAGCAGATAGAGAGGCAGACTGGTAAGAGGCCGAAGGAATTAGAGAACACTGATTTTCCTACGTTGGCATCTAACATATGGTCTGCCTTTATTGCATTAAGCAGCTCTAGATCATCAGGGTTCAGTGGCCCTAACCCAATCACTTTCTCTGAGATTAAATCTTGGATGCAACTCACGCATAGCAGACTAGCTGCATGGGAGGTAGAAGCCCTAAAGGCTATCGACCTACTCTACATTAAGGTACATCATGGCTGACATAAACGATATCGTCATTGACCTCCGAGTCAATAACCTTGGTCAACTTAAGGAGACTGCCAACCAGATGGCAGAGCTTGGTAGAACCTCAGAGGTTACTGCCAGTGACATGCGTTTAACTGGTCGTCAGGCGATGCGCCTTTCTGAAGAGACTCTAAAGCTTGAGAGAACGCAGAAGCGCCTTAATAAACAACTCGACCAAAAGAAGATCTCTGAGAATGAAGCTAGAGCTGCTATGCAAGAGGCCATTACGCAGTCTCAGAGTAGGCTCGCTATCGACAAGCAACTTATCGCTTCACGTAAGAGAGACGCTGCGCTACAGGCCAAAGAAGAGCAGCGGGTTAAGAAGCTTAAGTCTGCCTATGCCCCTGCTCGTGTCGCTGTAGAGCAGTATAAAGCCACTATACAGGAATTGGACCGTACTTTTGAAGAGGGTCTTATCACTAAGAAAGAGTACCAACAGTCCTTACGAAGACTGAAGAAAGAGTTCTACGACTTCTCTCGTGGTGTAGCTACAGGTGGCAACCAGTTCGCTAAGTTTAACGTGGATGCCTACAAAGCTAACCAACGTATGAAGCGCTTTGCCTCTGTTGGTTTGCAGCAAGTTGGTTATCAGGTAGGTGACTTTGCGGTTCAGGTGCAGTCAGGTACTAACGCTCTTGTAGCCTTAGGACAACAGGGTTCCCAGCTTTTAGGTATCCTTGGTCCATTCGGTGCTATCGCTGGTGCTGCTTTGGCTATCTACACCTCTATTGCTCGTGTTAATCAAGAGACCTCTAACATGGACTTCAAGTTCAAGAAATTTGCTGAGGATGTAATTGAGAGACTTGAACCTATCCAACCGCTTATAGATGGTATTTTAGAGGGGCTATCAGCAATTGGTAGGGTCTTTATTTCCGCTGGAGAGACTCTGATCAATAACTTAGGTAGAGTGGTGGCAATCGCTACTGCTGCTGTTACTGTGATAGGAGGACGATTAGTCTATGCTTTTGTCGCTGCCAAGGTAGCTGCACTTAAAGCTGCAGGGGCTTTAACAGTCTTCAGGACAGCTTTAATTAGGACTGGTATCGGTGCTATTATTGTGGGAGTAGGGGAGCTAATCTATCAGTTCACAAGGCTTTCCAAAGCTGCAGGAGGCTTCGGTAAACTTCTAGGGATGATCCCTTCTATTGCAAAAGAGGCTTTCTTCTCTATTCCTACCATGATGGAAATGCTAGGTGCTTGGTGGGGGAAGTGGGCTGTTGACAGGGCAAAAGACTTTGTTGATATGTTCATCAAGATAGCTGAATACGCTAGGTCTGGGTTCGCAGCAGTAAGGTACTTCTTAAGCGACCTAAAGCCCTACTTCACAGCCTCAGTTGCTGGTATGATTGGCACCTTCAGGACGCTGCCGAAGTACATTACTGACGACCTTTATCCAAGCATGGTTAACGGTTTCCTTAATATCTTCGAGGCTATTGTCTCCGCTGCTATGAGGGGTATCAACAAGGTACTTGGAACCTTTGATAAGCTTAAAAACTTCTTTGGGGGAGAGGCTTTAGAAGAGTACTTCGGTATTGATTTGGGGGTAGACCTGTTCTCGGAAGACCAGATGACAGGGTTCTTCGATGCGTATAAGCGGCAGGTAAAGGATATAAGTTTTAAGGATGCTTTCTCCAATG